TGTGTTTCCTTTCGATTGAGTGTGTAAGCCAGTGGCGAAGTGCCATTGACGAGACCCATTATCCGAAGTGCCCCGTTTGATCGACGGATACGGGGTCAATTTGACCCGAAAAAGGCCATATCTCGACCCTACCGTACCCCCACCACCCCTTTTTTTGGGCTGGGGGGCGCTCCGCATATAACACTATTCCGTAACCATCCTCACCATTTCAGTTATTCACTTGACAACACCGCCCTGTAAACCCAAAACCCCGCACTGACAACTTAAATTCCGGCCACTGCAAACTTAACCCCCACCCCATTATTAAAAAAATCATAACAACACTGTCTAACCTTAGACAGATACAGACGTAAAAAAACCCGCCGAAGCGGGTTGTGAATAAGTTGCGGTTGCGATCCGCGCAGAGCACCGGGATTAAGGCCAGATAACGTGTTGTGCGCACAAGTGACGTTAGAGCTTTCCACTGACCGGCTTCATCCTGCCTTAGTTCACGCTTGTATTATACGAAAAAAAGCCCCCGAGGGGGATCGGGGGCCAAAGATGCTCCGTCAAGAGCAAAGGAGAAGCAAATGTCAAGAGTTGCCACTTGCGCACTTGCTGTACACACTATACACTCCGGGCAACGAGGTACGCAAGGGACCTGCGCATGCTTGACCACCTAATAGAATTCACGCCGGATGTGGACGATGACTCCGCAGACTTCGTTGCGTTCGAAAAAACTGCCCCTGCCGATCTGGTAGACGCGCAAGTAGAGACCGCGGACTGGCTAAAAAGTCTGGGAGCCGCAGGCGAAGAGGTTTCCAACGAACTCGAAGCCCAAGCCGCCCGCACAGCTTTCACCAACATCGTCACCGCCCAGCCCGACGAACACTCCCGAAGCGCCCTTGCCGAAATCAAAACCCCCGCTGCGGTACAACACCTTGTCGGTATGCTAACGGCATACGATTGGGAGTTCGTTAATCAGGCAAAAGAGTTGCGCGGGTACACGGTGGCCAAGATACTGGAAGATACCAACCACCCCACCGCCAGCGTCAGGCTAAAAGCACTGGCACTCTTGGGCAAAGTCACCGAAGTCGGCCTGTTTACAGAAAAGATCGAGATCAAGAAGACCGAACTCTCCGACGCTGAACTGGAAGCCCGCATAAAAGAGAAACTCAATAAGTTCGCCAAAATCGTGGACATCACGGACGTTACAGAAGTCGAAGAAGTAGAGTGTCAAAGCATAGACAATGAAGCCGACACTGAGTCCTGATGAGATAAAGGCGCTTCAACGTGCCCTACCCACGCTCACACCACAGGAAAAAGCGGAACTGCTGGCGGACTTGGAAGAGCGGGCGCAACGAGCCAGCAGAGTCGTCGGTAGGGAGTCCATGCTTGGGTTTGCCACCCACGTGTACCCCGGCTTTAAAATAGGGCCACACCATAAAAAGCTCTCACGCATCTTCGAGGACGTGATCAGCGGCAAGAAAAAGCGGGTGATTATCAATATTGCACCACGTCACGGTAAGTCCGAGTTCTCGTCTTACCTGTTCCCAGCTTACTTTTTAGGCAAGTATCCCGACAAGAAGATCATCATGGGCACCCACACGGCGGGTCTGTCCGAGGACTTTGGTCGGCGGGTGCGAAACTTAATTGAGTCAGAAGAGTACCAAGAGCTTTACCCAGACACGCGGATTGCAGATGACCAGAAAGCAGCAGGCAAGTGGAGTACCGGAGCAGGAGGGCAGTATTACGCAGCGGGTGTCGGTGGTGCTCTGGCTGGTCGCGGTGCTGACTTATTTGTTATTGATGACCCGCATAGCGAACAAGACGTTAAATCAAATTCAAGACTCGCGTTCGATACGGCGTGGAGTTGGTTCCAAACCGGTCCCTTGCAGCGTCTGATGCCGGGCGGTGCGATCATTGTGATTATGACCAGATGGTCTCTTCTTGACCTAACCGGTCGGCTGATTGACTACCAAACCAGAAACCCCGAAGCAGAACCGTGGGAGATCGTAGAACTCCCGGCTATTCTGTACGAAGACACCGACAACGAGAAAAGCCTGTGGCCAGAGCAGTGGCCGTTGGATCAGCTAAAGAAAGTCAAGGCATCGCTCGATCCCCGGTACTGGAACGCCCAGTACATGCAAAACCCCACGTCAGAAAACTCGGCCATCATCTCACGGCGGCACTGGCGCATATGGGAGAGTGACAAGCCGCCGACCTGCGAGTACATCATCCAGTCTTGGGATACGGCGTTTGAGACCAAGAACAACTCCGACTACTCCGCCTGCACCACGTGGGGTATCTTCTACAACGAAGAGGAAAACGACACGCCGCAGTTAATCCTGCTGGACGCGTTCAAGGACAGGATGGCGTTTCCAGAACTGAAACAAGTGGCGTTGAAGCACTACAAGGAGTGGGAGCCAGATGCGTTCATTGTGGAGAAAAAGGCAGCAGGTGCCCCGCTCATTCAAGAACTGCGATCAATGGGTATTCCCGTTCAGGAGTTCTCCCCCAGCCGGGGAAATGACAAACACGTCCGACTCAACGCCGTCGCAGACCTCTTCACCAGCGGTAAAGTCTGGGCACCTGACACCAGATGGGCACGAGAAGTCATTGAAGAAGTAGCGGCCTTCCCGGTTGGCGAACACGACGACTTCGTGGATACTACGTCGCAAGCATTGCTGCGCTTTCGGCAAGGGGGTTTCATTACTCTCGACTCGGATGAACAAGACACCAATTATTACCGCCCAAGAAAAGCGGCGTATTACTAAGGACAAATCATGCCAATTGATAAAGCAATCAACCAAGCCCCTGCCGGACTGGGTGCACTTGAGACCGAAGAGGAAGATCAAGGGATCGAGATTGAGATCGTTGACCCAGAAGCGGTACACGTTGAAGGTCCGGGCTTTGAGTTGGACGTGTTGAAAGCCGAGGTTGAGGACGACTTCGATAGCAACTTGGCGGAAGATTTGGACGACAGTGCGCTACAGTCGCTGGCCGAAGAACTCGTTGAAGACATTGAGAACGACAAGTCATCCCGCAAAGAGTGGGAGAAGATGTACGTCGAGGGCATCAAACTCTTGGGTCTTCAGATCGAAGAAAGAACAGAACCATGGTCAGGCGCGTGTGGCGTGTTCCACCCCATGCTCTCCGAAGCAGTTGTACGCTTTCAGTCTGAGACCATTTCAGAGACATTCCCAGCGCAGGGGCCTGTGCGTACCAAGATTATTGGTAAAGAAACACCCGAGGTCAAAGAAGCTGCCACACGTGTAGAAGAAGATATGAACTTCGAGTTGACCGAAGTCATGTCGGAGTACCGCCCAGAACATGAGCGCATGTTGTGGAGCCTGCCAGCCACTGGTTCGGCGTTTAAGAAGGTCTACTATGATCCCAATTTGGGACGTCAGGTGGCGATGTTTGTGCCAGCAGAAGACGGCATCCTGCCGTACGGTGCGACAGATATGGACACATGCCATCGCTTCACGCACGTGATGCGTAAAACCAAGAACGAGATTCTTAAACTCCAGCAAGCAGGGTTTTATCTGGACGTTGACTTGGGTGATCCTGATCGCAAAGTAGAGGATATTCAGAAAGCCAAGGACAAAGAGACAGGCTTCTCTGATCTGAACGACGACCGATATACGCTGTATGAGTGCCACGCTGACTTATATATTGAGGGCGACAAACACGCAGATGTCGATGACGACAAAGAACACACAGAGATTGCGCTGCCGTACGTCGTTACAATTATTAAAGGCACCAACACAATTCTGGCCATACGAAGAAACTGGCGATACGAAGACCCGCTGCGTTTGAAGCGTCAGCACTTTGTGCACTACCAGTACATCCCCGGCTTTGGTGCGTATGGCTTCGGTTTGTTCCATTTGATCGGCGGTTTTGCAAAGAACGCGACTTCTCTGATGAGACAGTTGGTCGATGCAGGTACGCTTTCAAACTTGCCGGGCGGATTAAAATCCAGAGGCTTGAGAATCAAGGGCGACGACACACCGATTGCTCCGGGTGAGTGGCGTGATGTGGACGTAGCATCAGGTAACATCCGCGACAGCATTTTGCCTCTGCCCTATAAAGAACCATCGACAGTTCTCTACAACCTGCTGGGCACAATCGTTGATGAAGGCAGACGATTTGCAGCGACTGCGGATATGAAAGTATCCGACATGTCGGCGCAGGCTCCAGTGGGTACGACACTGGCATTGTTGGAAAGACAGTTGAAGGTTATGACAGCAGTACAAGCGCGTGTGCACTACACACTAAAGCGCGAGTTCAAGCTGTTGAAAGAAATCATTCGTGACTACACTGACCCTAACTACGAGTACACACCAGAGTACGGCACAAAGAAAGCCAAGCGTGAAGACTACGACAAGGTAGACCT